AATGAGAATTTAAAATCCTCCATATCCCATCAATTGACTAATAATGACATACAGAATTATTTATTCTATGGTACTGCCGGAGTTGGTAAAACAACATTAGCAAAAATCATAGTTAGAAATCTAGATTGTGACCATCTTTATATTAATGCCTCTGATGAAAGGGGAATTGAAACTATTAGAGATAAAGTATCAAGTTTTGCAAGTGTTGCTTCTTTTAAACCACTTAAAGTGGTAATTTTGGATGAAGCAGATTTTCTTACAATTCAAGCACAGGCTTCACTTCGTAATATAATTGAAACATTTTCACGTACCACTAGGTTTATTTTAACCTGTAATTATGTAGAAAGAATTATAGACCCCTTACAATCAAGGTGTCAAACATTTAAAATAATACCACCTACTAAAAAAGAAGTAGCAGCACATTTAGCCACTATTTGTGATATTGAGAGCATTAGTTATGAACCCACTGCCATTGGGAAAATTGTTAACAGGTTTTATCCTGATATTAGAAAAATGCTTAACACTATACAATCAAGTAGTACTGAAGGTCAATTAAAGATAGATGATTCTTTACTTGTATCTACAGGCTATATGTCTGCTATAGTAGGTGAATTAAAACAATCTAAACCACAAATCAAAAAGATAAGACAGATACTCGCTGATTCAAATGTTGATGATTTTGAAGATCTATTTAGATATCTATTTGACAATGCTAGTGAATACCTACCAAATAAAGAAGGTACTGCAGCTATATTAATAAATGATCATCAGTATAAGGCTAATTTTCGTTTAGATAAAGAAATAAATTGTATAAGTTTAATAACAAATTTAATAAATAACAAGTAATTATGAGTCAAGCACCACAAGCACCACAGTTAAACATAGATTTAACTAACACAACTGGAATAACTAATGAAGATGGTGGAAGCATCTTTATGAGTGGAGTTATTCTAAGAAAAATTTCTAAATTCGTAGCAGGAACAGATAATGATGCAATTATGCCTATTCCCGTTTTTTATGACCCAACAACAATGAAAATACTAGGTGAAGGTATCCCAGTTGAATTGAGAGAGGAATTAAAAGACGAATTAGTATAAATGAAAAATATATTTGATTGGATAAAGGAGATTAATTCAAAAAAATCACCTTCATCATCTTTTACTGATAAGGATTGGGAATTGTTTAATTCATATATGATCCATCGTTTTATGAGCCAGAATACTGACTATATAGAGGTGGTTAATCTTGTACAAGAATTCCCTCCCCAAGAAAAGATTATGATATATAATGTATATAAAGAATTTATTCCTAAAAACAATAAATGGAATAAATACATAAAATCATCAATTAAAAAAAGAAATGTTATATTAATAGACAATTTAAGAGACCACTTTAAATGTTCATCAAGAGAAGTCAATGAATACCTAACTTTGTTGGATACCACAGAGATAAATCGTATATTAACGGATAGAGGGTTAGATAAAAAAGAAATTAAAACTATATTAAAATGAGTAAATTAGTAGATATGTTAAGAACATCTGCACAAGCAGATAAAGCAAAAGCTATGTTATCACTTGAATTGTTAGGTAACAAGGGAGTTGGTATTGGAGACCATTCCACAGGAGACTTTTATAAAAATGCTGAAGAAGCACTTATTATGTTAGTTGATGCCGATGATAGATTATCAGCATTAGATAAATATTTTAATACTAAAGGATTACTAAATGGGTAGTTCAATATCAAAGTATTTAGAAGAAAACGTAGGCCATTTTGGTAATAACGCAAAAGAAATAGAAAAAGTTATGAGCGATAGAGAAATTATGGATGCCAAATATCCAAGCAAGAAAATTCAAGAATTTATGGATGATGAAGCAAACCAAATCATAACTATTTTTGAAGAAGAATACCCAGAATTATCTAATGAGTTTCAAATTATACAAGATGAAATGTATGAAATGTTTGCTCGTAAACATATGGATTATGGGTTAAATAACATAGCATTAGGCGGAGATATCGTTAATAACAGCAATGATAAACAATTCTCATTAACTGGGTTATGTATTAGATTAACTGATAAAATATCACGTTTAAAAAATCTATTAGTTAATGGTAGGTCATTTGTTAAAGGTGAGGGTATGGAAGATACTTTTATTGATATAGCTAATTATGGTATAATCGGTCTTTTAGTAGGTCGTGATAAATGGAAAAAATAATTAATATGAATCAGGAAGAATTAACTAAATTATCCCAAATCCAACCTAGTAAGGTTATAGACTGTTTTATTTTCAATAGTGAATTAGATATGCTAGAATTCCGTTTAATGGAGTTAGATGATGTCGTAGATATTTTTATACTAGTAGAATCAACAAGAACATTCTCAGGTTTACCCAAAGATCTTCACTTCCACCTAAATAAGAAAAGATTTTCAAAGTGGTTACATAAAATTCATTACCATGTAGTAGACGATATGCCTACAGGTTCTAGTATTACTCATACGTGGTTTAGAGAAAACCACCAAAGAAACAGTATTAAAATCCCTCTATCACAACTATCTCCAAAACCTAAAGATATAATTTTATTAAATGATTTAGATGAGATACCGGATGTCAAGGTTATTCAACATTTTAAAGATAATTCCATCCCTATGAATGCTGTAAGTCTTTTACAGGATTGGTATTATTATAATTTAACTACTAGAATGGATGTACCTCCTAATGATAAGGCAAAATGTTTTTATTATAAAGTATTCATTAACTCAAAATTAACCATGCACGCGATTAGAAATCAGGATTGGTTAAAAATACCAAATACAGGATGGCATTTTTCATATTTCATGTCGGTAGATAAGGTAATTGAAAAGATAAGAGAGGCGGCACACCAAGAGTATAATACACCGGAAATAGTAAACCCTGAAAGACTTAGAAAGTTAATAAAAGAAGGAAAAGATATATTACCCGGAAGGATAGAAAATAATTTATTTTTTCAATTACCTATTAAACATAATAATTTCCTTCCTAAAAACTATAAATTTTGGCTAGAAAACAACCGAACATTGTAAAGGAAATAAGAAATAATCCACCTTCACCGGTGAACTATGCTTATCAAAAGAATATATCGTATTCTCAAATGTCTATTTATAGGGGTTGTCAACATCGTTGGAAACTCCAATATAAGGACAAGATAAAACGATTTACATCCTCAATTCATACTGTATTTGGAACAGCTATCCACGAAGCAATGCAGCACTATTTAGATGTAGCTTATGAAAAGTCCTTCGCAGCAGCCGATAGGGAAATAGATATACAAGAATATTTTCAAGAAGCTTATATAAGCGAATATCAAGTTCAATATAAAAAGAATAATGATTCTCATTTTTCTTCTGCTGTTGAAATGAGAGAGTTTTTTGAGGATGGAATTGCTATTTTAGAATGGTTTAAGAAAAAACGTAGTAGATATTTTAGTAAAAAAGGCACATATTTAGTTGGTTGTGAAATACCTATTGTAATAGCACCAAATAAAATGTTAAATAACGTATTATATATGGGGTATCTTGATGTTGTCACATATCATGAAGCAACAGAGACATTCAAAATAATCGATATAAAAACAAGTACTGGTGGTTGGAATGATTATGCCAAAAAAGACGAAAATAAACAATTCCAACTATTATTATATAAACAATACTTTTCAGAACAATACGGAATACCTTTAGATAAGATTGAAATTGAATTTTTTATACTTAAAAGGAAAGTATTAGATCCGGATGATGAAAAGCTTATGTCACCCTATCAAGCCTATAGAGTGCAACAATTTACACCACCTAGTGGTAAAATTAAATTAGGTAGAGCAAAAACTGCTATTAATGATTTTATTAGTGAATGTTTTAACTCTAGTGGAAAAATAAAAGAAAAGGATTATCCAAAACAGGCTTCAAAATGGAATTGTAATTTCTGTCCTTATAAAGAGGATAAAGAACATTGTGGTGAAGGTATTATATACTAAAATAATTATATACGTATACCTATAAATAAACGTTATTAAAAATAAAAATTATGGCAGATGCTAAAAAAATGACACTAACTAGTGTTAAAGTAAAAAGTGAATTATTTGAAAATTTTAAAGTTGAATGTGTAAGAAGAAAATTCTCATTCCAAAAACTTGCCGATCGTGCCTTGTTTTTGTATCTTACTGATGAAGATTTTAGAAAACAAATTTCAAACCAAACTAATCTTGAATTATAAATTTTAAATAAATGAAAAAAAGTTTTGAACACATTCCTAAAGAACAAAGGAAAAAAATATTATTAATTTGTGATGATATTAGGGTACATTCAGGTGTTGCCACAGTTGCAAAAGAAATAGTAATCCACACATCTCATCATTTTAATTGGGTAAATATAGCAGGAGCTATTAAACACCCAGAAAAGGGAAAAGCATTAGATATATCCTCATCTGTTAATACAGAAGCAAAAATAGAAGATGCTAGTGTAAAATTGTATTGTGTAGATGGCTATGCTCAAACTATTGAAGTACAACAGATTTTATCTATTGAAAAACCAGATGCTGTAATGTTGATTACAGATCCTAGGTATTTTAAACATATTTTTAATATGGAGGATACCATTAGAAAACAATGTCCCATAGTATATTTAAATATTTGGGATGATTACCCAGCACCAATGTATAATAAACCTTTTTATGAGGCTTGTGATTTATTAATGGGTATTTCAAAACAAACGGTTAATATTAACAAGTTAGTTTTAGATGGAGTTGATAATAGTAAAAGAGTATTTAAGTATGTTCCTCATGGTTTAAATCATGAACAATTCTATCCAATAGATAAAAACCATGAAGAATATAAGGAATTTCAAAAATTTAAAGATAATATTGTAGGGAAAGATACTGAATTCGTAATGTTTTTTAATTCAAGAAATATTCGTAGAAAACAAATCCCAGATTCAATGTTAGCTTTTAGATCATTTTTAGATTCTTTACCAAAAGAAAAAGCAGATAAATGTAAATTTGTCTTACATACTGATTTATCAACAGATCATGGTACGGATTTAGGAGCAGTAGCTGAATATTTATTTGGGGAAAACTATGAAGAAAGTATTATTTTCTCACACACAAAACTCTCAAGAAAGCAATTAAATTGGTTATATAATATAGCAGATATTCAAATTCTAATTACTTCAAATGAAGGGTGGGGGTTAACTTTTACAGAAGCAATGTTAACAGGTACTCCTATAATTTCTAATGTAACAGGTGGAATGCAAGACCAGATGAGATTTGTAGATGATAATGGTAAATGGTTTACACCAAGTGCTGATGTTCCTTCTAACCACAGAGGTACTTATAAAGAACATGGGGAATGGGTATTTCCAGTTTACCCAACTTCAAGATCAATACAAGGCTCACCCCAAACTCCTTATATATTTGATGATAGATGTGCATGGGAAGATGTTTGTGATAGAATAAAAGAAGTATATGAATTAACAAGTGAAGAACGCAAAACCAGAGGATTAAAAGGTAGAGAATGGGCATTAGGTGATGAAGCAGGATTTACAGCAAAACACCAAGCCCAAAGAGTAATGGAAGCCTTTAATGAATTATTCTCAGTTTGGGAACCAAGAGGAGATTATGAAATAGTTAATGCAACAGAGTATAAAGGAAGATTTTTAAACCATAAAATTATATATTAATGAGTAAACCAGTTTTTATAATTAGTGCCCCAATAGACACATATAGTGGTTATGGTGCAAGATCAAGAGATATAGTTAAATCTATAGTGGAGTTAGATAAATATGATGTTAAAATTTTACCACAAAGATGGGGTGATACCCCAACAAATTTCATAGAGGATCATAACAATTGGGGCTTTTTAAAACCTTTATTGATACCTAATTTAACCTCAAAACCTGATATTTGGATGCAGATTACAATTCCAAATGAGTTTCAACCAGTAGGTACTTATAATATTGGTTGCACCGCGGGAATTGAAAGTACAGGTTGTGCTTCAACTTGGATTGAAGGATTAAATAGAATGAATCTTAATTTAGTATCATCAGAACATAGTAAAAAAGTATTTTCAGGTATTAAATTTGAACAAAGAGATAAAAAAACAAATAACATTCAGGGGGTACTTAAATTAGAAAAACCTATAGAAGTTATATTTGAAGGAGTTAATTTAGACACTTATTTCCATAAAAAACCACAAGAAGTAGAATTAGATTTAGATTCAATAAATGAAGCATTTTGTTATTTATTTGTAGGACATTGGATGAATGGTGCTTTTGGTCATGACAGAAAAAATGTTGGATTAATGGTTAGAAATTTCTTTGAAGCTTTTAAAAACAAAAAATCCCAACCTGCTTTAATCTTAAAAGCCTGTATTGGTAGAAATAGTTATATAAGTAGAGAAGAATTACTACAAAGAATTAAAGTCATAAAGACCCAATATCCTAAAGGCACTAAATTACCTAATGTTTATATTTTTAATGGTAACTTATCTGATACTCAAATGAATGATTTATATAACCATCCAAAAGTAAAATCCATGGTTAGTTTTACTAAAGGTGAAGGTTATGGTAGACCACTAGCAGAATTTGGATTAAGTAAAAAACCTATTATAGCATCAGCTTGGTCAGGTCATGTTGATTTTTTAACTCAAGGTAATTGTATTTTAGTTCCTGGTGATTTAGAACCGGTACATGAAAGTGCTGCTAATCAATGGTTATTAAAAGAAACACAATGGTTTAAAATTAATGATAAGGAATCCATTAAAGCATTTAAGGATGTTTATGAAAATTATAAAAAATATACAGTAGGAGCTAAAAAACATGGTCATCATATTAAAACTAATTTTTCATTTGATGCTATGAAAGAATTATTAGGAAATGTGTTAAAAGAAAATATACCTTTTATTCCAAAACAAGTAGAATTATCCCTACCACAATTAATAACACCAAAATTATAAAATATGGCACAACACGATGAAATAATACAATGTCCTAAATCAGGCGGCGATTTATGTTATAAGATTGAAGTAAGCAAGGATATAACGCAGTATATGAGTTTATCATGCGGTTTTATGACAAATACTTTAATGAAAGTTGGGACTGATTTCTATAATGAACAAATGGTTTTACTTCCTGAACTATATAAAGATTTAGCTTGGTTAGACAAAGATACTGAATTAATATGGTTACCTAATAACATAAATGTTCCTGAACTAGGAATGGTTTATGCCTCAGGTGCTAGTATTGAAGAATGGAAGTGGGCGGCTGTTAAAGCCATTAAATTAGAAGAAGAAATTGAGAATAAAGATGGCTCAAAATCTTCATATAAACCAGATATGTCTACCGTAAAATATTTTGAAGAGCGTGATTATATAGATGCTCTTTCGTATATTGGGGCATTACCAAACTAAATAAATATGAAAATAAGTTACGGAATAACAGTTTGTAATGAGGCTAGGGAGCTTCAACATTTGATTGAATTCATTAGCCCTATAATAGATAAAGAGGATGAAATTGTAATTGTTTATGATAACAATAGAGTTACTGGAGAGGTATTAGATGTGTTAGAACATCACCAAGATAAAGTAGTAGCATTTCCATTTGATTTTCAACAGAACTTCTTAGAAAATAAGAATTATATGAATTCTAAATGTACCGGAGATTATATATTCCAAATAGATGCTGATGAGATACCAAATGAAGGTTTAGTATCTAATTTAAAATCTATTTTAGAATCAAACCCAACATTAGATATGTTAGTAGTCCCACGTAAAAATCTTGTAGAAGGTTTAACTGAGGCACATATTAAAAAATGGGGGTGGAGAGTAAATGAAAAGGGTTGGGTCAATTGGCCTGACCAACAAAAACGAATATATAAAAATACACCAGAAATCCAATGGACAGGACACCCAGTTCATGGTATGGTAACAGGATATAAGGAATTTGCCTCCTTACCTGTAGAAGAAGGATTTAGTATCACTCACAATAAACAAGTAGAGAGACAAGAAAAACAAAACGAAAGATATTATAACATTGAAAAAACATTATAAATGGTAAGTTTAATTATACCCTCATACAGAAACCCAGAATGTCTAGATATATGTTTAGAATCAGCATTAGAAGGACAATCTATAAAAAATCAAATTATAGTGATATTAGATGGATTTGTAAAAGAATCCAAACATATTGTTGAAAAATATCAGGATAAAATTAATTTTCTACCTTTAGAACAAAATCAAGGTATGCAAATGGCATTAAACCTAGGGGTTTGTAATGCTGATAATGAAACTATTGTTATAATTAATGATGATAACGTATTATGTAAAGATTGGGATAAAGTTATCGAGGAAGAACTAGAATATGGTCATGTATTAACAATTAACCAAATTGAACCCTTTAATGGTATATTTGGTTTTCCTGTAAAGAATTTTGGTCTTCACCCAAGTAAATTTGATTATGAAGGGTTTAAACAATATGAACCAACGATACGCAATGATATTTCAACTCCTGATGGGGGAATATTTCCCTTTGCTATGTCTAAAAAAGACTATATGATTGTTGGTGGGTTTGATACACTTTATAAATCCCCATTTATATGTGATTGGGACTTTTTCCTTAAATTAGAATTAAATGGTTTAAAATTTAGCAGAACATCTAAGGCACATTTTTATCATTTTGTAAGTATGGCAACTAAAAAAGGTAAGAACAAGGAAGAAATGATTTCATCTGAATCACCTGCGGCGCAAACCTTTATCTATAAATGGGGTATGCCACCAAATTTATTTAAAAATAATTCTCATAATCCTAAAAATGGACAAATTATTAAAGGTATAAAATATAAATAAATGAGAATAATATATAGAATATCAGATGTTGGTTACAATAAAGTTAAACCTGACTACATCAACAATGAAAATTGTTTAGCAAATGCAACTAAAGAATTTGATGACTCAATTTGGAGTGTTATAGCAGACAATGTATCTGAGGATACTAATAATATGATTCAAAAGTACGTAACACGTGATTGTATTTTATATACTGAAAAAGGTAATGGAGCAGCAACTTTTAACCTAGCATTAGACGAAGCTTTAATGTATGATGATGATGAAATTGTTTACTTTATAGAAAACGATTATCTCCATAAACCCGGATCTGAGGAGGTAATTAAAGAAGCATTTGAATTAGGAGCATCATTTGTTTCATTATATGACCATCCAGATAAGTATATGATACCTGAAAAAGGTGGTAACCCATATTGTAAAGGAGGAGCTGAAGATACTAGGGTATACAAAACAGATTCCGTACATTGGAAAATAACAAATAGTACAACTATGACATTTGCATCCAAAGTCTCTACATTAAAAAGAGTAGAACCTATTTTAAGAAAATGGACATCAGGAATTCATCCTGATGATTTTCAAATGTTTTTAGACCTAAGGTCACAAAATGAATTATTAATAACACCAATACCAGGTTATTCAACACACGGAGAGACAGCTTGGTTATCACCATTCACAGATTGGAAAAAAATACAAATTTGGAGCAAAGTATGAGTAAAAAAGTATTAATAACGGGAGTAGCAGGACTACTTGGTTCAAGATTAGCGGATTGGATCATTGAAAATAAACCTGAATATAAGGTAGTAGGTATAGATGATTTAAGTGGTGGTTTTGAAGAAAACATTAACCCCAAGGTTGATTTTTGGCAAATGGATTTAGTAAACCACCCAATTGAAAATTGCTTTGAAGTTAATAATTTTGATTATGTATTTCATTTTGCTGCTTATGCTGCTGAAGGTTTATCCCCTTTTATACGTGGATATAACTATGATAACAACTTAAAAGCAACAGCCCGCATAGTCAACGAATGTATAAAGACTAACGTTAAAAGATTGGTATTTACATCTACTTTAGCAGTATATGGACATGGTGATGGTGGTATATTTAATGAAGCACAAGTTCCAAAACCTATAGATCCTTATGGGGTTGCAAAGTATGCCTGTGAAATGGATATACAAATTGCTAATGAGCAACATGGGCTAGATTATTGTATAGTTAGACCTCATAATGTATATGGTATAAAACAAAACATTTGGGATAAATACAGAAACGTTTTGGGTATTTGGATGTATCAACATTTAAATGAAGAAAGTATGACTATATTTGGAGATGGAGAACAAACCAGAGCTTTCAGTTATATTGATGACTCATTAGAACCACTTTGGAATGCAGCTACTAAACCAGATGCTAGTAAAGAAATTATTAATTTAGGTGGTATTGAAAAACATTCAATTTTTGAAGCAGCAAAAATAATGAAAGAAGTAATAGGAGCTTGTTGTTTGTCTTATGAGGAAGGCAGACATGAAGTTAAACATTCTATCCCAACATTTCAAAAATCTATTGATATTTTAGGATTTGAACATAAAACAAATTTAAAGGAAGGACTAACAGAAATGTGGGAATGGGCTAAAAAACAACCTATGAGAGAGCGTTTTGTATGGCCTAATTATGAACTAAATAAAGGAATATACTCATTTTGGAAAAGTTAATTATACCCAAAGAACTTACAGACCCTATTTTAAAATGGGTTAATAATTCTAAAAACAGAAAAAAATACTTTCACTCACCCCCATCCCATATGGGTCCAGTAATTGGAATGGGTTTTGCAGACAAGCCTAATTCTCCTTTACGTAAAAAAATGAAAGTGGTAAATGAATTTATACTCAATAGATTTAATCTTGAACTTGATACACCTGTTGATTTGGTTGATGGGTTTTTCGTATCATACTCTGAAGAAGGTCATAAAGTACATTTACATAAAGATAATAACCCAGATGAAGAACATTATCATGTTAGATTTAATGTGATGATTAGTAAACCTATTAAAGGGGGGTATCCTATAATTGATGATCAAACTATAAAAGTTAAGGAAAATGAAGTATGGATTTGTGAATGTGGGAATTATTATCACACTACAGAAGAAGTTGGGGGGGATAAACCTCGAATAATGTTAAGTTTTGGACACTATATTAAAAAAGAATTATTATGAACATAGGAATTATAGGACAGGGATTTGTCGGTAATGCAATTTACCAAAAATTTAAAAATTATTATGATGTTAAAACCTTTGACATAAAAGGTATGATGCATTGTAATAGTAATGAACAAGAAACATTAGATAACGAAGTAGTATTTATTTGTTTACCAACACCAATGAACCAAGATGGTAGTTGCCATACAGATATAGTTGAGGCAGCTATTAAACGTGTATTTGAATTTGGAGTTGCTAAAACAGTAGTTATTAAATCAACTATACCCCCGGGTACTACATCTAAATGGAATAAACAATTTAAATCACTTGATGTTGTGTTTAATCCTGAATTTTTAACTGAAGCAAATGCCGTATCGGATTTTGAAAATCAAACACGAATTAT